GTCATGACACAGGTTGGCATCATGAGAAAGATGACAGATCTTACATTGACATTCTTTTCTCAGAAAGATTACTATACAAATGATGTATTCAATGCATGGTTAGAGTATATCAGTCCAACAAGAATAAGTGATGGTTCTTTTGGTTCGAGTACAAGACAACGTAGAAATGATCAAAATACATACAGAAGACTAAAATATCCTGATGAGTATAAATGTGAGATTGAGATCACAGCGTTTAGTAATGATGTATTCAGACAAGATATAAGGTTAGATGATCCATCCGTAGAGAATCCAGATACTCAAATTCCAAATAGCATTACATATTATGTTCAAAATGCTTTTCCTATTAATATAGTGGCAGCACCTTTAGCATATGGAAATGCACAACTTATCAAAACTTCCATAGTGTTCAAATTTGATAATTTCTTTGTTGATAGAACATCTAGAGCAGGTGGTGCCCTTGCTATGTCAGATAATCCTCCTAATAATTTACGAGATCCTAATATAGGTTATTCTTCTAGACTATTCAGTAGCACACTCAAACCATATAGTAAACCACCAGCAGAGGTATCAAGCACCACAAATAGTGATGATGTATCTGATACTTTCTATCTTGGACCTTATGGTGATACGGGTAAAAAGGAACAAAAGAAAATGAATGACGCAGGGTTAGGTTGGTATAATCTATGGGGATTATTATAACCTCACTAAATAAATCACTGAAGTAATTATTATGCCTTTACCAAAGGTCGTAGCACCTACATTTGAACTGAATCTTATATCATCCCAAAAAGCAGTAAAGTATCGCCCATTTCTTGTAAAAGAAGAAAAGGCATTACTTATCGCCATGGAAAACGGGAGTGAAAAAGATATCACTGCAACCATCAAAAATGTATTGAAGGGTTGTATGATGTCAAGAGTGAAGATAGATGATCTACCTTCATTTGATCTTGAATATCTATTTCTAAATGTGAGAGGTAAATCAGTTGGAGAGACTGTTGACCTCATAGTGACATGTCAAGATGACGGAGAAACAACGGTACCAATTACCATAGGTTTGTCTGACATCAAATTACATATACCTGATGGACATAATGATATCGTAGACATTGGGGGTGGTATTTCAATAAAGATGAAATATCCATCTATGCAGCAATTCCTAGAGAATAACTTCATTGCTCCTCCAGATGAGACAAATCAAGACAGAATTGACAAAGCGTTTGAATCTGTTGCAGGTTGTATTGATCAGGTATTTACAGAAGAAGAAGCATGGTCAGCAAGTGATTGCACCAAAAAAGAATTGGTTAGTTTCATAGAATCACTCAATTCACAACAGTTTGGTAAGATTGAGAACTTCTTTACTACCATGCCAAGACTGCAGTATAAATCTACAGTCGTAAACCCAAAGACAGATGTAGAGTCTGAAGTTCTAATTGAGGGTTTATCAAATTTTTTCGCATAATGCTATATCATACGAGTCTTGACTCTTATTATGAGTCAAATTTCTCGTTGATGCAGCACCATGACTGGAATCTAAGTGACATAGAAGACATGATTCCCTTTGAACGTGAAATCTACATAACACTTCTTTCTAATTACATAGAGAAGAAGAACTTAGAAGCACAACAAGCAAAGAATGCAAACTCCTTCTAGCAATATTCAATCAAGAACAAGTATGGTGGACTCACCTACTGCGAGGTTGAGTAGTGCCAGATCATTGATGAATTTTGAGAAAGTAAATACAAATCTGATTGGTCTAAGAGGTGATTTAGGTAGAGAAAGGGTAGATAGACAGAAATTTGAAGAGAAGAGAACAAAATTACTAAAAAGAGAAGAAAGATCTCTTACAGGTCTAAGAGCAGCAACAATGAATTTGAGAAAAATCATTGGTGCAGTAGCAGGTGCATCTGCACTTAGAAGTTTTTCACAAGGAGATATTGGTGGAGGATTACAGGATACAGGTGTGGCAGTTGCTGCATTGTTACCTGAAATCATAGGTATTACATCAAACATTGTTGTAGGTGGTCTTGCTACTAAGGGTTTGCTTGGTGGTGGAACTGGAATGGCAGGTGCTCCTAAAGGTAGAGCAGGTCTCATGGCATTACCTTTACTAGCATTGGCACCATTATTGATGGGAGCAGGGAGAAATAATCAAAGCAATGCACCTACCTCTGAATTTAGAAGAGAGCAAGAGGTAAGAAGAACAAGAAAGAATATTATAAGTTCTGGAGATACTGATAGATTTGGTATCCAATTAGATAGATTTGAGAGAATACTTGATAATATGGGAGATGCTAGACAGAGAAGAAATGTAAATGAATCTATAAGTGGAGATAATCAGGAAATATTACCCTCTGATTTGAATATTGCAACAGATGAGATTCCAGATTCGGAAGGTTTCTTTGCAGATGGTAGAGATGCAGAGGGAAGAGATAGAGAAGGTAGAAAGAATATTCAAAATCAAATAGCAGATTTTCTAAAATTAGCAAATCCCTTCAAGAGTATTGGGGATATGTTCAAAACTGACGAAGAAAAATTGCAAGATAGTAAAGATACTATGCAAATTTTCGGTACCATGTGGGATGGTACAAAGAAATTGTTCAATGGTATTATGAATATGTTCACCCCTGAAGCAAAGGCGGGAACTCTTGATGAATTTTTGAAAGATGGTGGTGTTTTACCTAATAATAACGAAACAAATAAAAATATCAAAGAGGTTAGAAATAATTTGATGAATTTATCTGAGGCATTCACGATGAGTGCTGAAGGAGAAGTTGATTTTACTTCAATTTTAGGTTCCACAAAGGGAAAAGAAATGGAAGACCTCATGACTAACTTCTTGGGAGTTGTGAAGACAGAGTTTTTACCATTGACAGAAGAGGATAAACTAGAATCCATTGCTAGTAGTTTCATGAATAGTTCTTTCAAAACTCCTATAATCACTAAAAAATCACTTGATGCTGCACCTGAATTCATACAAGATATATTTTTACCAATCACAGGTGACGGTGGACTACCAACATTTGAGGATAGTGGTGCAGTCGTGGAAGAAAAAACTACTGCGGTGAGTGATCCATCAGTGGATGTTGAATTCAAAAATAGTGTTGACAGATTTGTGAACAGATTACTTCTCAATATTAACAAATGATCAACGTAAGGAAATTAGTAAAAGTTTCTAAGTTGGCAGATAAGGAATCTGCGATGCTTGCTGCTTCTTTTAGAAGAAATAATTTTGGGGTCACTATATCAAGAACAAAGTTATTCAAAGAAGAAGAGAAATTACAAAAACTTAGAGAAGATACATTTTCTAGTCTCGCAAAGGCACTTGGGGAGAAGGACAAGCAAGGTCTTTCAGGTGCACTTTTAGGTGTGCTTGGAATAGGTGGTGCAGGTAGAGTAGTAAGAAGATTTAGAGGTGGTGGAGGTGGTGGACTCCGTGGTGGAGGTGGTGTACCCAAATTACCTAAAGGTCCTCTTGCAAAAAGTCTATCAAAGTTTGGTAGAATCGGACCTCTAGCAATAGCATCAACAGGTTTAGACTTCTTTGCTAGGAAACAAGCAGGTCAAAGTAATCTACAGGCAGGTGGTGGTGCACTGGCAGGTCTTGGTGGTTTTGCAGGTGGTGCGAAACTTGGTGCACTTCTTGGAACTGCAATAATGCCTGGTGTTGGAACTGCTGTAGGTGGAGTGTTGGGTGGTGCACTTGGTGGACTGGTTGGTGGTAATTTATTTGATAGATTATATGGACAGAATAGATTACGTGCAGGTGCTGACTTTAGAAGAGTTGAAGAAATAGAGAGAACAAGACAACAAAGCACTCTATTTGGTGAAAATTTAGACAAATTTGATATTGTTTTGAATAAGTTTGAGAAGAAAGCACCAATAATGCGAGAGGAAGAGGAAGTAGAAAATATTATTGGTGAGAGAATAAGGAGATTCCCTGATGCGGTACCTATAAAAAATAGACCTAATGCTCTCATGAGTATTATCGACACAATATTTGATGCTGCTATTGTGGTATTTCCACCTGCTGCTGCTAAAAAAACTGTTATAAAGAAAACTCTAGCAAACATCTTGATGAGTAAAAAGGCGAGAAGTGGATCTAAATTTTTACAATTTAGTAGAGATGCATCGAAAATAAAACCTGAAACCTTGGTTGAAAGAATGACAAGGGCATTCAATAAAAACTTTCCTAAAGGATTCAAACCAGCTTATAGTAAAAAGGGTTTAGAAATAAGAAAGAGAGCAGAAGCTAATAAAATACTAAAAGAAATAAAAAACCAGAATAAAATTGATGAAATTATCAAAAATGCTGAAACTACTGTTCAGGGTGAGGCAGCAAAGAGAAATGTTCAGAAAGAAATTGGTGAACTAGAGGTACTACAAAAACTTCTCAAGAAAAAGGGTTTATCTGAAGACCTCCTAAAACCAGGTTATGGAATCAAAAAAAATATAAAAAAATTGAGATCGAAAACGAATGAAAACCAAAGTCTTCCACCGAACATCACTAACCAAGATGGTGGTGAAATGACAGGACCTGAGACAGGTTATCTTGCTGTTTTACATGGAAGAGAGAGAATTATTCCAGAGGAAAACCAGTATACTCGATCAAAAGGTGTTTCACAGAGAGTGAAGACAAATACTATTATGATGGTTGAAAATAATAGAGGTAGTGGATCAGGTGTGATGATGGAACCTCCTAAAGGACAGGTAGTACCTATATTTTTAGACCCCAATCCTTTTGATGTTGCAACTAAATATAGTGAACTAATTGCGAAGGTGACAGTATGAGTAAAGTAACAATTGGTTCTAAAATAAATGGATTTGAAATATTTTCTCCAAGTGGTGATGGAACTCCACTAGATTTCTCTTTACAGACTAATGGTATAAAATATTATGAAGACATCACTGACATCTCAACTCATTTAGAAATTGGGGTTTTAGATGTATTTGGTAGATATAATAAGTTACCTGTGAGAAGTGGTAATAAGATGGTACTAGAGATTGAATCAAATGGTGCTATTTTAGATCAAAAGATGAATATTAGTAATATCATGGGATACACTGCATCAGCAAAACGAGAAATGTATACCATAATATGTGAACCACAAACTGCTTTTGATAATCATACTTCAAGAATAACCAGAAAATTTACGGGAAATATATCGGACAATATAAAGACTATTGTAGAGGAGATGGGAGGAGAAATGACAAGAACCGACCCATCATCAAATACGTTTTCCTTTTGTGGAGGATATCGTAGACCTCTTTTTGCTTGCACATGGTTAGCAAAAAAATGTGTTCATGCTAAAAATGAAATGAGTGCCAATAAAGGTTCTGCAGGGTTTTTCTTCTTTCAAACACAAGATGGGTTTACTCTTTTAGATATCAATAAAGCGTTTGAGGGAAAGAATAAAGATAATGTGGTGAATTACGAATATAAAATAGGTAAATCAACAATAGATGCAGGTAATTATTTTACATTATCGGCTCAACCTGTCATTCAAAGTAATCATAATGTTTTACAGCAACTTAGTGTAGGTCATTATAAGACTGCTAATTGGTTTTATGATATAACAACAAGACAAGTATCATTTGCAGAATATAGTTACAGGGACAGTGATAGTGAGATCCAAAAATCTGCTGATGAAAGAGTCATACCAAAAGGTATTGATGATAGGTATTCACGTATTTTATTACAGACAGTGGATAATGGAGCATTGGAACCAGATGGCACAGTATCATCAAAAAGTGAAGAATCGTATTTTAGACAAGCACAAGCGACAGCAAGATATAGTTCACTTTTTTCCCAAGTAACGAAGGTAGTAGTGCCAGTAAATCTAAAACTACGAGCAGGTGAAGTAATTTATCTCAAATTACCAGAAATAAATACTACAAGAACTACAGGTCCTCAGTCAGGTCTTTATTTGATTTCCAAATTATGTCATCAATTTGGTGGCGACAAGGACTACACTGGACTAGAATTGGTTCGAGATTCCTATCAGGAGCTAACATGAAAACTATTGAAGACCACATTGCAAAGGACAAGGAGATCTTAGAGAATCCTAAGACTTCAGAACCCATGCGTCATCATATTGAAGATGAATTGCATGACTTAGAAGAATATGTGGAGCATCACAAAGATGAAATCGAAGCAGGTGATCACCATGATCCTAATGCCATCGAACTCTTTTGTGATCAACATCCAGATGAACCAGAGTGCTTGCTCTATGACGACTAATGCTTGAACAAAGACTATCTAAAATTGATTTTGCTGGAAAAGACGGATTTCATTGGTTTATTGGACAGGTAACCACTGATGCAAAGTGGCGTGAGAAATGTGAAGATAATGGATATCGGGCAAAAGTAAGAATCGTTGGAGTTCATCCTCCAGATAAGGAGATTCCAGACAGTGAATTACCATGGGCAGTCTTTGCTCCATCTCCAACCTTCGGTTTGGGTAATAATTATGGTGGACAATCTTTCTGTCTACAAGGGGGAGAAACCGTTTTCGGTTTCTTCCTAGATGGTGAAGAGCAACAGCAACCTGTTGTTTTCATGGGTTTACCTCAAGGTCCGTTTGTAGGTGAACCAATAAAATATGAAAAGGCATTGTCTGATGAGACATCAGGGTTTTCAACCATATCATTTACACAAGCATATGAGTATGGTGCCCATATAAAACTCACAGGTGATGAACAACCCAATGAAAAAGGTGGTTTTTTAGATTCTAATAATGAAATTGCCAATAAGGATGGAAAAAGAAAAGAAACACATATTGAAAAAGTAAACAATGAAAAGATAGTAGTAAAGAAAGCGAAGAAGTGTACAAAAACGCAACAGGCATTTAGTGACGCTATCAAAGAAATGAAGGGGATAATCAAATATGTTGAGAGATTAGAACCAACTCCATTTGGATACGTAGACAAAATATTCAATATACCAGTACCAACAGAAGATTTTGAGAAAACATTAGAAAAAGTATCCAGTAAGATAGGTGGTGCTTTGTCAATAAATCTCAGACTGGCAAAAGCGGAGATGATGGTAAAAATCAATGAGACCATTGATGAAAAGTTGAAATTTACTGAACCCGATTACTTACTAAAGAAACTCAAGTTAGATAAAAAGTTAGGAGATTTGTCTTGTTTGTTTGAGAATGTGTTGGGTGGTCTTAGTAATATGATCAAAAATTTACTGAAACAAACTTTAGGTAAATTAGTTAGTCTACCACTTTGTGCTGCTGAAAACTTATTAGGTGGTTTATTAGCTGACGTTACTGATAAAATATCCTCTGCAATAGCACCTGCAATCAATAGTATCACTGGTGTCTTGAATACTTTAGCAAATCCATTAGGTGCTGCATTAGGTGGAATGCCTGGTTTACCAGACTTCACTCAAACAATGAAAAAGGCATTAGGTTTTGCACAATTAGGACTCAAGTTATTCTCATGTGAGGGTCAGGAGTGTGAGAAAGATCCAGATGATTGGGATCTAAACGTAGGACCTGATGGTCTTGCAAAGCCTGATATGGGTAAAATAGGTCAAATAAGTGATAAAATGAATGTCTTATCAGGAATCACAAGTGTATCAGAAAGAATATTTCCTGGTCTCAAAAATGTCAAGAATCCTTTTTCAGGTATATCATCTGCTATCGATGGTCTTGGTACTACTGCTCAAGAAAGATTATTAGAGATTGAGGCAAAAGACCTAGATGGTGGACTTCTAGATATCGTTGGTAGTTGTGATGGTGCTGATGGTCCTTTTGGTCAAAGATGCGGACCACCTAGTGTACAATTCTTTGGTGGTGAAGGTATTGGTGGTGCTGGAAAGGCAGTGATAAATGAAATAGGTCAGATCATAGGTGTAACAATGACTGATATGGGATTTGGTTTTACCTCCCCACCTCTTGTTACATTCATAGATGAATGTGAGAATGGTAGAGGTGCTACAGGTAAAGCGATAATAAAAGATGGTAAGATAGTCAAAGTTGTGATGCAAGAATCTGGTAGTGGATACTTGGGTGGTGGTTTATCAGAAAGTGATGGTGAACAGGTGATTGCTGTTCTTGATGGTATTGATATTATTGGAACAGGTGTAGGATATGAGGAAGGTGATACCATAACCACAGATGATGGGCAAGTTCTAGAACCTATAATTCAGGGCGGGCGTATCATTGGTGCTAATCCAGTTGATGTGAAAGATGGTATTACAGAACTCCCTGATCTTACGATAAATACGAGAACTGGTTTCGGTGCCATGATCAGACCATCACTGAATTTTGTGAAGGTTGAGGATTATGAGAAACCAATAGTACCTTCTACTAAGGTAATTCAAGTTATTGACTGTGTATCCTCTTATTCATGACAAAACCTTCTGCTTGCCCACCACTGATAGTTACCAATCCCGAAGATGGTTTTCTTCGTATTGGTATGGAGAAAGGTACTCAAAAAAGAAAGAGTCAGGTACAACTAGCGTCTGGTTCTGCTTCTAGTTTACGATTATTCAAAGATGGTGGATGGGAACTCAAGTCTCAAACCAATTCTATTGGTAGTAATATAATACAAAAAGGAACAGGACCTCTCAACATCAAATCAGAGGGTGATATCAATATTGATTGTGATGGTACGTTCAATGTAAAAGCGAAGGATATTGTTATGGAAACAACCGACGCTGATGTAGGTGACATAGTGTTGAATCCAAAGCATGACTTTAGATTAGATGCTAAGAATTATGTTATACTGATGGGTAAAGATATTACATTAGATGCAGTTAGTAAACTCATACTATTTTCACAGGACATGTCATATCTTGTTGGAAGATATGTGAGAATACATGAACCAACATCTCAATTGATACCACCTACCTTTGGTGCTCACATCAAATCCCTTACAGACACACTGATAAACAAAGACTAATGGCTGGATTACGTGATTTAGACTCAGGTAAAATTTACATAGGACCTGAAGAACCAAGAAAACTTGATAGATCAGTAGAGACAAAGAATGGAGACAAACCCTATGATGGCACACTTGCTGTCACAGGTCCTATATTCTTAGGTGCACATAGTGATATAGCATTTGGTGTTGTCAATATGGGTACAGCATTAGGTGATTTCAAACCTGAGATGAAAGGTAGAGCACTTGATATTGAAGGTGATGTAAGTATAGTAGGTGATGGTGGAGGTTTCCAAAAAGAAAATGCTTTAGTTATTGATGGTGATTTATTTGTTACAGGTAAGATAGATGGAGGTAACAAAGGAAGACTTGCTTCTAGATTTGATACTGCTGATGCAAAAGGTAAAACTTTTGATATAAAACACCCCACTAAAGAAGGATACCGATTGAGATATGCATGTATTGAAGGACCTGAGGTAGCAATATATCATAGAGGTAGATTGAAAGATTCTAATACAATTGAATTACCAGATTACTGGAAAAATTTGGTATATGAAGATAGTATTACAGTGCAATTACAACCTATTGGAGTTGGCACCAACAAACATTTCCATCTCAATGTACTTGAATTTGATAGTGAGAAAATAATTATAGAAGAGGCAGATGATAAACCAATTGATTGTTTCTACCATGTATATGCTGAGAGAAATGATATAAACCCACTCACTGTGGAGTATGTGGGTGAAACATGGGAAGATTATCCTGATATAAACTACAAATTAGATCCTACTGATGAAAATAGAAATCTTAAGGATTCTAACTACGATACTGGACAAAATACAAAAACCGTGGTATAGTAAAAATAAAAATCATGAACACTTGTGGAACTGTAAAAATCGATGGTATCATCGAGCTACCTGAGTACATGGTAGGACATATAGACGTAGCAACCTTATGTGTACAACTCACACCAATAGGTGTGTATCAAGAATTATTTGTTGATGCTATTCAATATGGAGCAAAGATCATCATTAGAAATGCTGCAGGTGGACCTATCAATGCATACTATCATGTCCATGCAGATGTTTTGTTGGAGGGTGATGACGATGCACAATATCGCACAACAGATATTTGACTTTGTGGCAGGGTGTGCTATTATAGATGGAGTTACCCTTTTCACATGGAATCATTTCCCTTATTTCAAGACGAGTACGTTGACAGAGTTGAGATATCATTGACAAAAAGATTATTCAAGATATTTGGGTCTGATGGTCATATACAAGAATTGGCTTGCGATTCAGCAGATCAGTTTATGAGAGTATTGGAGGTTTCCAAAAAGGCGGAAGAGATAGATAGTGAAATCAAAGTCGTATATGTCTAAAGTTAGATTCCCATTTTCTGATGTAAGATTTCACAGTATACCTGTTGTCGGTCAGTTCTATACCAAGAAAGAGGTAGATAAACTGATAAAGGATGCTGTTGATGAAGCAAGACGGATTGATGAGGAATCTATGGCAAAACATAATCGTGATGCAACGGTTATTAGTATGATATTAGGGTTTACAACTTTAGCATTGTTTGTAGATGGTTTACTTAGGTTATTAGGTATCACACCACCATTCATGGATATAGACATCAATATAATAGATAATATAGTAGAAAAGGTTGAATCTGACATAGTACCGTTGATACAAAGAGTGCCTCGAATCTGAGTAGTATAAATAAGTTTACGGAATGGTGTAACAAAGGATAGGTAATGCCTCTAAGTAGACTTGAGAATTTTCTAAAAAATGTACAGGGTAACGTACTATACGTAAACCCAGAAGAACTCGATGCGACTGATGACGTTAGCAATAGGGGTAATTCGAGAACTCGTCCGTTCAAGACGATTCAGAGAGCACTTATTGAGTCAGCGAGATTTTCATATCAACCAGGTCAAGATAATGATAGATTTGATAAGACAACAATACATGTTTCTACAGGTACTCACTATATTGATAATAGACCAGGATATCAGATTGACACAAGTGGTAATATAACAGACATAAACGGAACATCAAAGACTATATCTGAGTTTTCTATCGGCACAAACTTTGATATTCAGGATCCAGCAAACGTATTACATATATTCAACTCAGTAGAAGGTGGAGTTATATTACCAAGAGGTACATCTATCATAGGTGCTGACCTTAGAAAGACTAAGATAAGACCTAAGTTCATACCACAACCTGATAATAACGGTATTGCAAACAGTGCAATTTTCAGGGTAACTGGTGGTTGCTTCTTCTTTGGATTTACATTCTTTGATGGTGATCCAGCAGACAGAGTATTCAGAGACTATACACAAAATACATATAATCCAAATTATTCACACCATAAACTTACTTGTTTTGAGTATGCTGATGGCGTAAACCAGCAGGGAACATCTGGTAACACTGACTTAGACATGTATTATGCTAAGTTGACTCGTGCTTATGGTACTAACTCAGGACGTAGTTTACCACCATATCCAGCAACAAAAGATTTCCAGAAAATTGCTGAAGAGAGTAAGATCGTAGGACCTGTGTCACAAATAGGTGCTATTGAGATAGAAGATATATTCTCAGGATCTAATTCTACAGATACAAACGCTACAAAGATTGTTACTGTTATAACCAAGACAGATCACAGTTTAGCAAAAGGAACTGCAGTTCTTATCAGTGATGTAAATGCAAGTGGTAATAATGGTGACGAGTATGATGGAACTCATGTGGTAGCACAGGTTATCAATGATACAACCTTCACATATTCATTGTCAGTCACACCTGCAACGACTGCATTACCAAATCTAACAGGTATCAACCCAACTGTTGTACCTGAGAGTGATACTGTATCATCTGCTTCTCCTTACATATTCAACTGTACTACCAGATCAGTATTTGGTATGAATGGATTGCATGCTGATGGTAATAAGGCAACTGGATTCAAATCCATGCTTGCTGCACAGTTTACTGGTATTGGATTACAGAAAGATGATAATGCATTTGTAAAATACAATACTACATCAGGTGTATATGAAGATCAAGCAACACTAGGATCTACAACAACCTTACACGTTGATAGTCTTGCCAGATTCAAACCAGACTACGAAAACTTCCACATCAAAGGATCTAATAAAGCTGGTTTACAACTCGTATCTGTTTTTGCGATAGGATATGCAAAGCATTTTGTAACAGAAACTGGTGCTGACTTCTCACTTACAAACTCTAACTCAAACTTTGGTGCGTTAGCACTAGAAGCAAAAGGTTTTAGAGATGAAGCATTTACTAAGGATGATAAAGGATACATCACTGCTATCGTACCACCACAGAAGAACGTAGCAAAAGAGGGAACATTCAATTATCTCTCAATAGCGACAGGTCTTACTACTACCACAGCAGGTGATACAAAGTTATTCCTTAGTGGTTATACAAGTAAGGGAAATTTACCACCTGATAAAGCAACCAAGTATCAAGTTGGAAATAAAAAAGGTGAGGTTCTAACATGCCTTATCAATAATATTGCAGAAACTGCAAACGTATTGATGCCTACACCACAGATCCCTGACACAGGTGCATCTGCTGTAAAAGAGGTAAGAGTTGGTCAAAACTCAGGTATCAATAGTATAACAAGTAATATCTTTACTCTAGAGACATTTCACCAATTATTACCAGGTGAATCTGTCAGAGTAATATCTGAAAATGGTTCTCTTCCTGATGGTTTAGAGCATGGTCAAAAGTATTTTGCTGTAACAACTGGTATTGGTACACATCAACTCAAGTTAGCAACAAGTAGAAACGCTGCTATAAATGCAAATGCTTTGACAGGTATCAACAACCTCGGTGGTAAGTTGACTATCGTATCATCTGTTGCAGATAAGAAACCAGGTGATGAGGGGCATCCAATACAATATGATGATACTGCTGGTGGATGGTATGTCAATGTAAATACAGGTAATGGATTATCTACATCTATTGCTAATAATGCTTTACTATTAGCACCAGAGACTCCAGTTACAACTATATCAAGAAAGGCAGACGCAAGAATAGATTTAGAGAAGATATATCGACTCAGATATTCAATACCAGAGGGATCAACACTTGCAGCAGAACCTATCAATGGTTTTGTGATTCAGGATAGTGCATCAGTAATAGATGATAGTAAGTTCCAAGATAACGATGCATCTCTTACTTCAGACACTGATCTAAGAACAGACAATAGTATTATAACTGCTTCATGGGCAAGTAATGTTGGTATTATAACAACAAAACAACCACATAATTTACTTGTGGGACAGCCCGTTGAAGTCAAGAGAATTAGAAGTGCTAATAACACAACTGGTGTTGATAATACTGGTTTCAACAGAGCATATGTTGTTTCATCTGTAGATAATCCTAAGACATTCAGAGTAGGACTCAATACAGATCCTGGTGCAATCACCAAGATTACGAACATACCATATACTCAGGTAGATAGAACTATTGTTGGTACTGGTAGAACATTCAGTCCATACTTTACAAGAAAAGATTACGGACCTGATTTCCAGATATTTGCACAAGAGAAGGTACAGAGATTCCAAAAGTCTGCACAAGATGGTATTTACGATATTACAGTTCTTGGATATCTGAACTCTGCTAATGTTTCACCATATACTGATACATCAATCAAGTTTGCTCAGAATGTCAATGACTTCAAACCAAATGTAAGTGTTGATAACAATGACGATGATCCCAATGCAGCAGTTAGTTTTGCACTTAGAGATAAAATTGGTCAGGTAAAAACTAATGACACATCTAAGAGTATAACAAAAGAGACTATATTCTCATTCATTGAAAATTCAGGTATAGGTATTGGTGTTACAGGAGCCATTGTAACAGGTTCTGGAAGCACAAAGAATCTTTCAGTTGATTTAGGAAGACAGCATAACTTCAATGGTGTAGAGGGTGTAACTGGAGTTACAGGTGGATCAAACTACGGAACTAATAGTGGTAGTGCCGAATTCTATTATAGTGTAAATCTTGTTGGTGGAACTGGACAAGGTGCTACTGCAGATGTCACAGTGTCTGCTGCTGCTACTATCACTGGCGTAGAATTAGTTGACGCTGGAAGTGGTTATGCTGTAAATGATGTTCTTACTGTAAAGGGAGTTCCCTTCATAGCACCAGGTACAGATTGTGAGGTTACAGTCAGTGCTATTGATAATAAGATAGGTGATATCGTACAAACTGTTGGTATTGGATCAACTGCTTTCAATGGTATCAATAAGATTACTGCTGTAGATGAGCAAAAAAGATTCACATTCTTAGGACAGTCTATTGGTGACTGGTCTACACCTGGTGGTTTTGCATATCACGTTGGTGTGTCTACACAAGTCACAAATATTGTTCATGATACCACAAGTGGTATTGCAACTGTCACATTATACCAAGACATTGGTCTAAGGCGTGGTGACATGATTGTTATCGCTGGAGCTAACAATGAATATAATGGAACACATTTAGTTGAAGATAGAATCGGATATGGTTCATCATTATCTGTAAACATAGGTGCATCTTCTTCCCCTGCATTTAGTGGTGCCAGTGCATATGGACATGATGCAGGTATCTCGATGAGAGGATTCAATCAGAATGTTCCCATCTATGGTGGTCAAACAACTGTAATTGACTCTGCTATGTCTGCTACTACAACCACAATTGGTTTGCAGAAGAAGGCAATGTTCAGGCGTGGCGATTATATAATGATAGATGAAGAGATTCTAAGAATTGCAAATAAAAACTGCACGGAAGTTATAAGAGGACTCTTCGGTACACAGGCAGTAGCACATGTTAGATTCAATGCTGTAAGAAAGATAAGAATCGTACCTGTAGAAAATAGAAGAAACTCCACTATACGTGCTTCAGGACATACATTTGAATACCTCGGATTTGGACCAGGTAACTACTCAACATCATTACCACAAACACAAGATAGAGTTCTAAGTGAAGATGATCAGATCTTTGCTCAGTCTATCAACGTAAATGGTGGTGCTGTTGTTTATACAGGTTTGAATGATAAGGGTGAGTTCTTTATAGGACGTAAGAAGATTGATGCTATCACTGGTGAAGAGGAGTCAACAATCTCTCAGCTAGATCAAACTGCAGCACAGAATAGATTACCAACCACTGCAAGTTTTAGTGATGTTGATGTAACTAACAGTTTGACCAGTGGTGGTGATACTGAACTTATTGACGTAAGACTCAAAGGTAACAGGGCTGGTGATCAAGGACAATCAGTATATCTTGGTATCAGTCAGAATACACCATCAAGTAGTACAGATAATATATTATTTGCTACATCTTACGATAAAGGTGGATATCTTGGATGGGTTAGAACTACCGATTCAACTAATCCTTGGCAACGTTTTGGACCTATATCATACGATGCAAACTCAGAGCATTATGCTTTTGATAAGTTAGCTGTTGGTCAAGCTGCTGCTCTCAATGACAAGGTAGTTGATATTACTGGTAATGTTGATATTACTGGTAACATAAACATATCGGGTGTTACTACTTGCACTCTTGCAGCAAGCAGTGCAAAGGTAGAAGATCTTACTGCTGGCAGAGTTGTAATCGTTGGATCAGGTGGAGAATTGGAGGACAGTTCATCACTTACATTCTCAGGAGCAACACTTACTGCAAATACATTATCAGTTACAACAAATGCTAGTGCAGCAAATCTAACTGCATCAAGCACTGTTACAGGTGAACATCTAGTCTCAACAGATGATGCAGCAATCGCTGATGATCTAAGTGTTGGTGGTGATGTATCCGTTACAGGAGCAGTCACAGCAACTGGTGGTTTCACTGGTGGTGGTGCCATACCTCTAGGTGGTATCATAATGTGGTCAGGAACAGATGGTGATGTTCCTACTGAGTGGAGACTTTGTGACGCTGCTAATGGAGGAAATGTAGTAAATGGTATTACTATCCCTAACTTAGAAGATAGATTTGTAATAGGTAGAGGTTCAAATTACACTGCTGGTTCAACTGGTGGTTCAAAAGATGCAGTATTAGTATCTCACCAACACGGATTTAGTGGAAGTGCAAATCACTCTCACACTCATACTCTAGCAACACACCCAAGTGGATCAGGACCTGAACAGAACCAGAGTGGTGGACCTGAAGATAGAACAAACTTTAGTGATACTGGAACAACCAGTGTAGAGACTGTTACTATTTCTGGTAATACTGGTGCAGAGGGTGTCTCAGGAACTGATAAGAATCTACCACCATACTTCGCTATTGCTTACATCATTAGGGTAAGTTGATAAATACACATACTAAGGAGCATTGTAGTAGATGGCATCAGTAAATAAAAAATTTGCTGTAGAAAAAGGTCTT